GAATGACATTAGAATTTCTTTCTTGAGTCGGAATATACTTTGTTTGTAGAAGCTCCAACAAAACTTTCCATTGGCAATAGTGCAGCAATGTCCCATTCACCTGCTGAAATTTCCAGGAATCTTGACTGAACATGGTTAAACAGATACCTCTTAATGCAAGGTTGTGCCTCGAACAATTTAGATGCAGCCTTCAAAGTTTGATACGTTAATCGTAACCTTGTTGATGCGTCATACTTGTTATTATTGGCGTAATCACTTAATTTATCTAAAAGAATGATGCGTTGCTTTGGGTGAATGTAGTGTAGATTCAGCCCTAGAAAACCGTCTTGGTAACGTTCTATTGGTAAAACCAATGGGAACCTGTCGTAATATGGCAACGAATCCTTCGTTTTCGGATCATAAAAGTAAAAGTACATTTTTCCAATAATTGTGCCCTCTCTCAATCTGGTCATGTCATTCATTAACGATTGTTTCGATGGTTTTAAATCCGAAACTTTCGAACGAAGCCAATCACGTGACTTTCGAGTGCGTGGTGTTAATCCCTCTTTTTGCAGGGATGCATTAATTCTATCTATTAAATAAGCCATGCCGTATTTATACTAGATGCCTAGTTCTTTTTCAGTTATGATTTGAAATTGCCACCCATGTTCTCGGCAAAAGATATCAGCTGCCCGCCACTTTTCTTGGTTTACCGCATATGTTGCCGCCTCTTGGAGAAATCGGTGAGTCTTACGTTTCTGCACTGGCATCTTCGTTTGTGAGTATGGCTTAACCTCCCACAAGTAAGTCATCACCAGACCATCTTTCCGCCTGACCTTGACTATGAAATCTGGAAAGTAACGATGCATTTTTTGGTCAATTGGACTTCTGTAAGGAATGGGCAACTCTTCCGAACCCCACCAAATTACACTTGGATTGTCATCGAGGTATTTCATGACCATCTTTTCCCAACTTGAACGATAAATAATGTTGCTTGCATCACCTTTATATTTTTGTGGGTTCTTAGGTTTGAATACACCTTTGTAGGTTTGTCTGGTCATGTGGTATAAATAATGAGTAATAACTTAGGGTATATATGGCACTATTCACGCTTACGGACATACGATTTAATTCGGATAAAAATCGAACATCCAATAACATAATCGAGGACAAATACAAGATTAACACCTTGCGTTATCCATTGGATTTGGGTGAAGTGGATAAAGGTCACTATATGGTATTACATATAAACCAACAGAAACGTACTCAATTTCCGGGAGCAACAACTGATGATGAAACTACCGCAGTACAAAATAGACTTGGTTTAAATCGCTTCAACGGTGGTGGATCCGATTTCATTTCAATCACACAAGGTGCTATAACTTCGGCTTCAGAACTAAACCTCACCCAAGTTTCCGAAAATATACAAAAGAAATTTAAGTTGTCGGCTGGTAGTCCCGAATTACAAAGAATATTGCAAAAAACTCAAGACGTATATTCTGCATCGGGGTTGCCCGGCGTAGCAGAATTTATTGCAGATAATGCTGGAACTTATGCTAAAACAGGACTCAGAACAACAAAACGTACAACAGATACGATTGCATTATACATGCCAGACACATTGGCCTTTTCTCAAAATCAAAATTTTGCTGGACTTGAACTTGGTGGTGGACTGGCAGCAACCTTAGGTGCAGGTTTTTCTGGAATACAAAATGTCGTTAACAGTAATGTGAGCAATACTGAAAAAGCAAACTATGCACTTAAAAATGCAACACCATTTGTTTTGAATGCTTTAGCCAACATGACAGGACAGGCTGGTCGTGCTGTATTTGCTGGATTAACTGGAACAACTGTTAATCCAATGATGGAAGTTATATATTCTGCTCCCGAATTTAGAAGTTTTCGTTTCGATTTTATGTTTTATCCAAGAAGTCGTGTTGAAGCAAAAGAAGTACAAAATATTATACAGAGAATTAGATTCCATCAAGCACCAGAAGTATTAGGTAACAATTCAGCCGGTGGATTGGGTGGATATTTCTTGGTACCACCTTCAGAATTTGATATTAAATTCTTCTATAATGGAACTGAAAATCCAAACATACCATCAATTTCTACTTGCGTTTTACAAACAGTTGATGTGGATTATGCACCAAGTGGTTTTGCGGCATATGAAGTACTAGAAGACAAAGGTATACCAAAAACAGGTTCAACTGGTATGCCAGTTGGTATTAGGCTTGGACTAGTGTTTAAAGAAACTCAAATTATCACTAAGTTTGATTTGAGTCAAGAAGCTGCCAGAGGGCAAGGTAGAAATTTCTTCTCTCAAGCCGAAAGAAATTCTTTCAATGGAGATGAATAATTTAAAAAATCATGGCAAAATATTTTAACTACTTTCCACAAACGGCATATTATTTGTCGGACGATAACTCATCCTTGGATGTTGTCACGAATTTAATGTCTCGTTTCTCTTTCAATGCATCATCAAAAGATAAATTGGTGATGTATTACAAATATGATATTTCTGATGGTGAGACTCCAGAAATGATTGCGGATAAATTGTATGGCTCACCGGAGAAACATTGGATCATCCTTTCGGTAAATAACATTAAGAATCCACAGTTTGATTGGCCTTTGCGTTATAATGACTTAACAAAATATATTGATGTTAAATATCGTGGCGTCACATACGCAAATACTGCCAACACAGGAACAGGATTGTCTTGGTCAAAATCTCACACACATTCATATTACATAACTGAAAAACGTGTAATGCCATCTGGTACAGACACAACCGAAACTATCATAATTGATGCTGCAACATTTGCAAATACAAATACATCATCAACTGTTGTTTATACTTTATATGATTCATCTAATGTTACTATAACCACAACAAAATCTTCAATATCTTATTATGAATATGAAATACAAGCAAATGAAGAGAAACGAACAATAGACATTCTTCGTCCAGAATTTGTAAAAACGATTGAACAAGAATTTAGAAACGCTATTGCATAATGTCAGAATTAAATATACAAGAAACAACACAATACAGAATTACTGAATTGGTGTTGGTGACAAAAACTGGTTATGTTGATATCAAAGATAAATTTGAAGAGTTGAATATATTTGACTCAATGTTAAATCAATCAATGAGTGGAAATATTTTAATTCGTGATGCAATAGGTTTGTCGGAACAATTAATATTTGATGGTTCTGAAGTTTTGATTGTTAAGATTGGTAAAGATGAAGATGAGTTGATGATAAAAAAATCATTTCGAATATACAAACAATCCAATCGAGTTCCAGTAAATCAGTCTAGTGAAATTTACATATTACATTTTGTTTCTGATGAGTATATTTTTTCACTGCAACAAAAAGTACAACACTATTACAACTTAACATATTCTGAAGCTGCTGTTAAAATTATGAATGATTATTTGGGTATCAAAAAAATTGGATTATATTCTTCTTCTTTTGGTGTTCGTAATATTCTCGTTCCGTCTTTAGAACCTTTGGTTGCTTTACAATGGCTTGCAACTAGAGCTGTAGATGAAAATCAATCACCTGGATTTATATTTTTTGAAAATAGAATGGGATTTAATTTTACAAATTTAAGTACGTTGTTTTCTTTTCCGAGTTTAACTAGGGTAAATTTTAGTGCAAAAAACATCTCAGATAATCTAGGTGAAGAATTCACTGGTGCTAGAAGTTTTGAGGTTATTACACAAAATGATTTTGTTCGTAATACTAAATCTGGTGTTTATGCTGGCAAACTTATAGCATTTGATCCTCTGACGAAAACAATACAGGAACAACAACATACATTTAAAGAAATGTATGATACTGGTGAACATGCGAATAAAAATCCAAACGTTTCTCTAATAAAAAATAGAGGTGGTTTATTTCAAACACAGATGTATGATTCCAGAATTGTGACTTATCCATTTTTTGGTAATAGAAAAAATAGTGCGTTCATCAAAGAAAACGATCCAACGTCTGTGTCATTAGATGAAGACACAGAAAATTATAAATTTCAACGTGAAGCTATTTTTCAAAACCTATTCTCAAAACGTGTTAAATTAGTTTTACCTGGAAATTTTAAATTGTCTTCCGGTTTTTGTATAGATTTAGATGCACCGAAAAGAAGTGTTTTGGCAGATGGTGAAAATCCATTTGATTCTTCATTGTATGGTAAATATTTAATTGTTGCCACACGACATATTATAAGACCAAATATGCATGAAGTTATCATTGAAGCTGTAACAGATTCTTCAAACTATAGAGATAAAAATATTAATACTGTATTTACTAGTACTGTTGACCAAGAGAAAGCAGCAAATTACAATGAATAATGACTACTATCAGAACTGGGTTGGGATTGTTGAGGACAGAAACGATCCATTAAAGTTACGTTGCAGAGTGCGTATTATTGGTGTACATCCAATCAGTAAAGCGCAAGTTCCAACTGAAGCTTTACCTTGGGCATCAATTTCTTGTCCACCATCTTCAATGTTATCTTTGATGATGCCAAAAGAGGGTGATACTGTTGATGGATACTTCATGCATGGTAATCCTGATTTCCCAGTTATTACTGGAGTTATTCACGGAATCAGATTGGAAGAACAAAATGACCAACTTGGTTTTAATGACCCACGCCCACCGGAAATGATTGTTACTGCACCTAGGCCTGCAAAAGGCGTTGTGTATGAACAAATAGGTGCTCCATCTTTACCTTATACTTCTTTGGAAAATTTAACGCTACTGAAACAAACAACAGTATATAAAGCTAATCAAAATTTAGAACACGTTTGTGATATCGCTGGTTTAATGAAACGTAATGCAGCTTTAGCTAGATTGAAGTTTTCTGAAATTTTGTCAAGTATTCGTGCTGCAATCAAAAATTTATTAAAATCATTAGGACTTTTACCTACTGGTGAACCACCTTTTTGGTTGACTCAAGCAAAAAAACTTGCTCGTGAATTAAAAGATATTGCAAAAGCTATTTCAGAAATTGCGGATCTTGCTACTGTTGTTGTTGATTTTGCCAAGCGTGTC